ACTTCAAAAGAGAGGAGTGCTATAATGGATTTTGCAGAGATGGCAAAAGACGAGTATAACACGGAAGAAGAAGTAAAGATTCTTAATCAACTTGACAACTTTGAACGTCAAGCTCATGCGGGCGCCTTGTTTGAAGATTTACAACGGCATCCTGCATGGAAAAAAGTTGAAGAGTATATTGACAACTTCATTAAAGAATCGAACAACAAGATTTTTTCTGATCCAGATGGAGATCATCGCAAAGCAATATTCCAGGTACAAGGAGTTGTGATGCTTCGTAATTGGATCAATGCTCAGAAGCTGGCAGGACATATTGCCGCTAAAGGTATTGCAGAACATTTTAAAGCTATAAGCGATGAAAAAAAGGCGCTTGGCTTAGAGTGAGGAGAAGTACCCCTCGCCCCTTAATTGGGATAACGAACAAGGAGAAATAAAATGGGATTGAATGGTGAATCATCTGTAAGTCAGGCTTCGATCAGCGCTCGTGCTGAAGCTCTTGAAAAACTAGAAGCTGAAAAGACACAGGAACTGAAGCCAGAAGAGAAGAAAGAAGAAGTTGCTCCAACCGATAAAAAAGTTGAAGAGAAGAAGCCAGAAGCTAAAGAACCAGAAAAGAAAGTTGAAGATAAGAAACCTGAAGAGAAAGTTTCTAAAAAGCAACCCAATGATCCTGAAGAGATGCGTAAATGGAATACTCGCGTCAGTCAAGAGAATAAAAAGCTGCGCGATGAAATGACAGCGATTAAAGAGGCTCAAGAAAAGACCTATAAGCTGTTAGCCAGTCTCTCAAAGAAACCCGTAGACTATAAAGAGCTTGCTAAAAATCCAGAAAATGTGGAAAAGTTCATTGAAGAAGAGCGCCAGGCTCTGACTGAAGAATATCAAGAACAACTAGAAAAACTATCCACTGAAGCAAAGACCAAAGATACTTTAGTTGAACGTATGCGTAGGGAACAGGACTCAGTAAACTATCCGGAATGGAAACGGTTATATCCCACCATTGTGAAGATTGCAATGGGACCGACTGGCCAGGGTGATCCACGAGTTGACTTTACAAAGCCAGCAAGTGAAGTTCTAGATCATCTATACGAGCTTGCTATGGAAGAAGCTCCAAAAGCAGAACCTGTGAAAGATGCTACGAATGGTGGAGAAAAGACTTTTACTGAAGCTGAAGTTAAAGCAATGGTTGCTGATATGGTATCTAAAGAAAGAGAGTCCATATCGAAAGTAGCTAGAGAAGATGCAGCCAAAGAAGCACAAGAAGCGCTTCGACGTGAAGCAGCTGGTGGAACAGTAGCGAGTGCTGGAAAAGGCATGGGACGTGTTCCTACCGATCAGTTAGCAGCATTCAAACGAATGTCCCTAGCTGAACAGCGTGATTGGCTCATTGCTCAGCAACAGAACCAATAAGTAGTTTGGCGGGTGGGTACGCCCTATAAAACGGATTTGATCCGATACCCACACAATTTCGCACCTTAGTGAAACAGTATCACGCGGGCCTCATAAGCCTGAATTCCAAGTGCAACTCTTGGGGGAGCAACCATATAAAAGTTACCAAACATCCCCTTAAAGTGGATAAGTTGTTAGGTAACTAAGCAAATCCCCCTGTTGTACAGGATAAGGAATGTGTCCATTACTAACGGACAAGCGCCCCAAGACGGACGCCCCATGAACAGTGAGATGCGATAGCGGCTTGGACAGCTATAGTTCTGGAACTTGTACAATGTGCATATGGAGATTTTGCGCTCCCACATATGAACCACCTCAAGGTAGAATAACATGGCTCTTAATCCGAACCTTACTTCTACGTCGGGTCTGAATGACGCCTCGGCCATCTTTTATGACCGTAAGCTTTTGACCCGCCTCATGTTTTCTTTGTTTTTCCAAGAGAATGCTGAGAAGAGAACCCTTCCTCGTCAGACGGGTACTCAAATCCAATTCCTGCGCCCTGTAAATCAGGCTGCGGTCACCACGCCCTTGGGCGAAGGCACGAACCCGAATGGTCAAGTTTGGCAGTCAACCAAAATCTTGGCAACGCCCGTTCAATACGGTGCGTATGTTGCGTACTCTGACCGGCTCATGCTGGAAGCGTATGACAACATCACTGAGGCCATCCACGATGTGCTTGGTTATACGATTCAGTATACTGGTACGGCTGTAAGCGAAGCGACTGTTAGTGTGGTTGCTTTGGCCATCGACTTCCGCAGAGCTTCTGCTTATCTGCGTGGTCTTGCCGTCCTGCCGTTCGAGGATGGAACGTATCACGGATTGGTGCATCCGAATACGTCTTTTGATCTTCAGTCTGACAGCAACTCTGCCAGCTGGATCGAACTGAACAAATACGTAAGCATCGACAAAGTGCACGAAGGTGCGCTTGCTGGGGAACTCGGAAAGATGTCGAACATCCGGTTCCAAGAATCTCAGAACATCTTTGAAGGTGTTGGCGCGGCTTCTGCCGTTACCTATCACAGCTGGGTGTTCGGGAAAGAATCATTTGGTGCGGTCGATGTGGCCAACCAAGGGATTCAGAAAATCGTCCATCAGCCTGGAGATTCAGGCGTGGCCGATCCGTTAAACCTCAATGGAACAATTGGTTGGAAATGCTATGCGGTCTATCCGATCCTAGACTCTAACCGAGCCGTTGAAGTTATCGGAACCAGCAACGGGTAATTTTTTACCTACAAGTTCGTGGGTTATCTTGTCTCCAAAACCCACACAAATTTGCAGTTAAATAAGAACAAGGAGATTAAGATGAGCGACAAGAAAGGCAAAACTGAAGGTTATGATGGAACTGGTGAAGCGAATGGTTCTACGAAAGATGCGTTCACGCTGCGTAGCGGCAAAATCACTGTTGGTCCGTCTTCCAAAGGATTCGATCAGGGCTCTGCTTATGATGCGATGAATTCTGAAGAGACTGGTATTGATGGTCCGAATGGCGTTGAGAATTATGGTAACGGCGAGAAGATGTAATTCTGATGGAATTCCGACTCACAGGAATGCCTCAAATGATGGATGATAACCCAGGAGTAACAGAAATGATGAACACCCCACCGAAAGATGTAATGTTCAAATGTCCATCCTGCGGTGATATGCTCACTGTGGAAACCAAGGGTACATCAGATGATGAACACGCTGCTATGCAAAACGGTAAAACGTCAAAGACAGGTAATGCTGCAAATATGCCTATGGATAAGTTACGGAACAAGATTGTTGGTTCCTCGACCCCAGGGATGATGCAGCCGCCTCCGGCAGCTCCGAATCTGAATACTTATTAACATGGCTGACTTGTTGGATAGTATACACCAGAGTTTCATTAAATCACAGGATGATCAAGGTAACGGTACATTGGCTGGTTTAGCTAATATAATTAAACAACAGCAACCAAATAAAGCCGATGCAGGTACTGCGAAAATTCCTCTAGCTCTCCTTCCGGCTGGCACACAGCCTGGACAGAGAATTAGTTTAACTGTAACTGGTATAGATGGAGTTTCAGGTATGGCAACTGTGGTTCCTGATGCTGTCCAAAATGCTGTAGCACCGGCTCCTGTAAATGCCAATGCAGTGAAACCCGACGCTGTTGACAAATCAATTACGATGGGACCGATGGACGCATTCCGTTCCTTTCTGTTCCAGCAGACGCAAGACCAGCCAGAGAATCAGAATCAGCAATAAGGAGAAACCGAAATGAAAGAGGCTAAAGAAGAGACGAAGATAGGCCCCACTGAAGGAAAAAAACCTGGACATCTTGATTTTGATCATGATATGCTTCCTGATGCTGATACAATGGCTCCTGGTGACAGAGTAAAATTAATTATTCATGGTCATGTACATGCAAACCGTGGAAAGGATGAGTATGGTCCTGGTCATGCGGAAATTCATGTTCACTCGATGGAACATCATGTAGAACCAGATGGCCAAAAACCAGTTAAAAAATCTAATTGGAGTACAGCTCGTATGGATGAATTAAAAAGACATATTGAAGACCTTACAGCTAATGATAAAGATATGGAAGGTCATTCAGAACACGGAGTAAAAGAACAAGGTAATGATGAAGTGGGAAAGGATGCACACAACGACTAATGAGCAGATCACTCGATGGGATGTACGGGGGAGCGTTCGAGAAGTGTCTCAAGAAGTTAAATCCAAAACTAAAGTTATGTTGCTTTGATAACAGTAGACACGCCGCTGGTATCTATTACATCGACCCAATGGAAGGTTATATTTCCATTTGTGGAATTGATAAAGGTTTTGTGCCGGTTGCTACGGAAGTAGACGCAGTTGGTCATATTTTAAAAAGTGGTTGGTATCGTGTCGTGAACATCCTTTTAAAACAGGGATTAACTACACCTAGAAAAGTACAGAAAGTGTGGCCTAACTTTTTTCTCTCTAGAGTGCCACATGCAACCTTCTCAAATGCTGATCCCATATTGAGTAAAGTTAAAACTTACGTTTCTGAAGCAGAAGCCAGAAAAGGGGATCAGAAGTTAACAGACGAACAAATTCTTGATATATCAGAAGATATTAAAAAGAAAGATACAACGATTCAGAAATTGGAGCGTGACAAAGCCAAATTTGATCTTGATAAGACAACAGGCAAGACAAAACTTTATTTGTAACTTGGAGCTAGTAATATGGGTGTACTCACCTACGTTTATCCGTCATCAACGCTAAACTTTATTACATATACAGCTTTACGATGGGGATATGATCCGATTATCACATATACAGCTGGTGGAATAGCAGGTCAAGAAGTGGTTAGTACAGATGCCAATCATAATATTTATGTGCAGATTCAAAGTGGTGTGTCTACAAATGCACAGATACAAACAGCAATTCAAGCCACTACTCCATCTGGTGCAGGAATGAGTGCCGGGGATTATGTTTCTGTCATGATTGCAGTTGGTCATTCGACGGATACAAATGTACCTGGATCAAGTCCTGTTATGACAGGAGCTGTGGCACCTGATTTTCAAGGATTCTATGTTGATGATACTATTACACCTTTGACATCAACTTACCAGCTTTTTAGATTTCCTATGGTATCAAAACATATTACACTTCATAATCGTAATCTTACAGGCAATTTTAACATTATGTACAGCTGGGATGGTATCAATAATCACGGCTTAATTGAAGTTAATCAATCCACTACCCTTGACAAAACAAATGTTTCATTAATCTATTTGAAATATATAAACGGAGCGCCATCTTATAAGTTGATGACGAAAACAAATACATGAGCAGTTATTTTCCAGGTCAAGTTATTGTAACCGGCTCTGTGACTATTACGAATCCTGGCGGATCATTAGATGTAACTGCTTTGGCTGGTAATGCTCTTACTAATGTGCCTGATACCACCCTTACGACTATTGTGACTTATACAGCTCCTCATGCTATCCATATATCACAAGTTACTTGTAGTGGTACAGTGTACGCTAAATTTCAGTTATTTTTGAATACTGTTTTGATGGAAACACGACGTGGTGGTCCTGAACGTACCGTGGTCTTTGAATTTAACAATCCCCTTCAGTTACAGAACGGTGACATTCTAGATGTGAAGGTGGAGCAGTATAATATCGGACAGACAGCTGATTTCGATAGTACAGTTTACGGAGGCTAATCATGTCTGATATTGGTCAAAATTTACCTGTTCTTGTAAAGCAAGCTATAGAAACCAGAGATATGAAGTTAAAATGGTTACAGAGTGCTAAACAAGAACGCATCTCCAAAATCGTCCACTTAAAACAGGCGATTGAGGACCTAGTGAAAGGAAAGATTCCTGAACTAGAACGTCAGATACTCCAATCCGAGCAAGAACTTCGGAATTTGGAAGATACTGAAAAGATGGTCCTCACTTCAATTGAAGGTGAGGTCGTCTAAACTCATAAGGAGATAATAACATGGCTGATGGTTTTTTCCCGGTATTGGTATCGAAAGATGCCAATCCTAACTTAGTAACTGATCCTATTTTTGTAGAGATCACTGATGGTACAAATGCAATTACTTCCAATGGTACTGGAAGTCTTAATGTCAATGTAACGAATGCGTCTCTTTCTGTAACACAAGGTACTTCCCCTTGGGTTGTATCCTTGACTTCAACAACCATTACTGGAACGGTAGCTGTTACACAATCTACTTCGCCTTGGGTTGTAAATGTCGCAGATTGGGGTGGTACTGCCACTTCACTCGGACAGAAAGTTTCTGCTTCTTCTGTTCCAGTTGTCATTGCTTCTGATCAATCTGCTATTCCTGTATCTACTGCGATTGCTGCTTCAGCAGGAGCTTTTGATGATTATTTAACTTCTGCGGCTGTAGCTTCTAATGCAACGGCTACGCATACTTATACTGTTTCCACGACTGCCCTTTTAACTGAGATCAGTATGGCCAGTTCAGGGGCCTCTAAATGGCAACTTCAGTATGGACCAACCGCTTCTCCTGTCATTCACTGGACGGGATTCATTAACAAACAAGGTGGAGAATTGCATATTATGTTTAATCCTCCCATATCTGTGCCGAATACATCCACGGGTGTAATTCAACTTGTGGCAACCAATCGTGAGTCTACTGCTCAGGATGTTTATAGCACGATGTTTGGAACTGACTAATCATTAAATACTGGTTTGCGGGGGTTCCAGCCATCAAAAACCCTCATACACTTAGCAAGGAGCTAAAACAATGTCTGACCTTCCAATAGAAGATAAGCCTGTGAAGAAAATAAAGAGCAGTATTTCTGAACAGAAGCCTGTTAAAGGGCAAATTGAAGTAACGGATGAAAATGCTGCAAAACTCACAGTTCATTTTTTAGCTGAGATTTATGCTCGTCTCGGTTATATGGTGAAATTGCTTGAGGAGAAAAAGAATGGCTGATATTGGAGTTGGCGATACTCAGGCTGTAACTATTGAGAGTTCTGATATTGGTACTAAACTTTCCATTTCTTCTAACGG